CTATCTACGTCTGTTAGCAGTTCAATTACAGGCATGCCGTTATCAAGCCACCTGATGACTGTATTAGCTTTAAGTCCGAAATACTTAGCACATTGAGCCTTACAGCTAAAGTGTAGCTCTTCTTCCGTCGTAGGGTTATAAGCTACTACCTTTATAGCTTTTTGTAGTGCCACTGTTTAATCTCCTTTCTATAAGACTATGATATCAAAAAAAGTTCACGCTGTCAAGCATAAACTATTTTTAATTATTTTATTCCTTCCCAGCGTTCAAAATCATCAGCTAGTTCTTGTATAAAGCCCATAATATCGTCAGTAGTGTACTCTGTAAGCTCATTCTCATTACTTAAGTTAGCGAGTTCTCCTGCATAGTCTAAGGCTTTTTTATAGTCTTTGTCGTAGCTTTCACCATCTTTCTTGCCTGCTCTTACTAGATACTTCAATACCTGCATTGTATACCAACCTGCAAGCTCTTCATAGTTAAAATTATGTTTCAAGTATTCGTTAAGTTCCACACCGTATTCATTAGCATAGTACCTATTCTTTTTAAAATTCATTAGATGATCCCTCCAAGCCATGCAATGCTCAAAATTACAATCATAGCCAGCCATGCAACAGCTATAAACGCAAAGCTGACACCTGCAACTATCGCTAAAGTTTTTACTGTGTCTTTCATTTTGTTCTCCTTAATTTGATTGTCTGTATTTTTCCATAACATTAGGGTATTTGCTTACAAATTGCAATTGCTCTTGATGTAAGCGACCTGACCAGTGGAATAGTCTATCAATTTCAGATAAAGCACTTAACTTTTCATACATCTCTTTAATGTAAAACTCTGCATTTCCTACTGACTTCCAGTGTGCTGACGTTCTCACAGAGTACCCATTTTCAGCAAGTTTTTGTGCGTTGATATCAGCCTTTTCTTTTTTCTTCATCAGGCTATCAATTTCTTTAAATATAATCTTTAATAATTTAACTTGATAGTTTTGCACTATTTCTTCAGTTGTCATCTCTACACTTCCAAACCATTAATTTCTTCTAAAGTATTCCGGCCTATGTTTACTTTAAAACTTTTAACATCTCTCTCTACTTGCGGTAAAGACGGGTCTGTTTGCATATAA